AAGATTCTTAAATTTTTCTTGTTTAGATTCAGAAAGTTTGCTCAAGGCTTCTCCTCGTATTTTACCATCCAAGTCATCATATTTATCCTTGAAAGGTTTATAAGAATCAACTTCTTTTTGAAGTTCAGCATTTAATTCCTGCCATTTCTCTTGTTTAGCGAGTTCTTCCTTCTTAGCACCTTCTTCTTTTAGTTCATAAGCTTTTAATTGTTCTCGTAAGCTATTACGATCTTCAATTACCTCATTAAGCCTTGAACGGGGTATACCATTTTCTTCGGGTTTTGTCCCTTCGTCCATTTTTACGTCTGTATCGACGGATTCTGCTACTTTTTCTTCTGACATTTTGACCTCTTTAGTGAGTTTTTAAGATTGGCAAGTAAAGTCTTGCATTAAATAGATACTATAATGTACATTAGTTTTAAGTATAATGCAAGAAAAAAATTACGACTTTAAAAGAAAGTGGTTTGAATATCTTGGATACACCCCGCATAATGGGCAATTATCCCTACATTATCCAGAAAAGATTGATTCCAGATTCCATGTTATGGTCTGTGGGAGAAGATTTGGGAAAACTTGGGCGAGTGCTATGGAAGCCACCTATACAGCATCTCAGCCGAACAAGAGGATTTGGGTTGTTGGGATGTCCTATAAGAAAGCAAGGCTAATTTTTAGGGAAATCTGGCAGAGAATGGTTATTGGACACCCTGAAGATATTGTACGTTCCTCTGAGAAAGATATGTTCATCAAGTTTAAGTGGGGGACTACCGTAGAAGGAATGTCTGCCGATAATCCAGATTCTCTTGTCGGAGAAGGCTTGGACTTACTCGTTATTGATGAAGTGGCTAAAATGAATAAGAAAATTTGGGATATGTACCTATCACCAACAGTTGCAGGTAGAAAAGGGAAAGTAATATTTATTACAACTCCCGAAGGAAGGAATTGGATTTACGATTTATACAAGCTCGGAGAGAAAGACAATGAATGGGAAAGTCATTCTGCCCCATCATGGGTGAATCAGCATGAGTTCCCTCTCGGACTTAAAGACCCTGCTATCCTTGAACGTAAGAGAAATATGTCAAAAGAATTATTTGGACAGGAATTTGGTGCTGAATTTTCGATATTTCAGGGCAAAGTCTGGGATTTCGATAGGGAATTGGATGTTGGTGACTTCCCCTATGATGCCAACCTTCCCACTTACTGTTCTATTGATTTTGGCTACAGAATGCCCGCAATTTTATTTATTCAGACCGAATGGATGGGGGATACTGAACATATTAGGGTTTTCGATTCTATTTTGCACAAAGAAAATATAAAAACAGAAGATTTAATCAAAATGATTAAGATTAAAGGCTATCCCGTTACTTCGTACTATGGAGACCCTGCTGGTTCAAGCGTTCAGGGACAGTCTGGGGCAGGAGATATGGAAATATTCAGAAGGAGCGGTATAAGGATTTTATGTATGAGAGATAGATTAAGTCGCAATGTCACATCAAGTGTGTCTTATGCGAGGGGATTCTTTTCAAGTGCAGATGGGTCAAGAAGAATCCATGTAGATAAAAAATGTACAGATGTTATACAAGATTTTGAAGAATATCGCTATCCAGAGACCGAAGATGGCAAACCAATAAAAGAAGAACCAATTAAAGATGGTTATCACGATCACGGGAATGATGCTTTTAGATATTTTATTACTAATCGCTTTCCGATGAAAAACAAAACAATGAAAAGGATTCAAAGATGATTGAGCAATTAATTAGAGATAAGCTAACAGAGGCGAAACTTATGAACTCTCAGGCTAAAAGAGAGGAAATAAGAAAGTTTCTGGACTATTATTCAGGGACTTCTACCGATTCGTACATCAAATCGTATTTTTCAGGGGAGGCTTTTGGGGAGATTCCACCATCTGTCACAAATTTTACCCGAAAATTTATAAATAAGATAAGTAGAATATACACATTAGGTGCGAAACGAACCGTGGGTAAAGCTACTGAGATGTACAATTCATTAATCCCCACAAAAGATGTAAGGATGAAGCATTCCGAAAGAATGACACGACTTTTAGGGACTATTGCTAATAGAGTGTTCTGGAATGATGGAAAATTTGATTATCGACCAATTTATTACTTTGAGACATATTTTGGTGACAACCCATTCAAGCCAGAGGCTATTATATACCCACTACTGAATAAGACGGCAGATTTATCAAATACAGTAGGGTTGCAATGGGGATATTGGGATGCAGAGAAATATGCCGTGCTTGATGAGGATGGTAAGGTATTAGAAGAATCTGAGAACCCCTATGGTATCCTTCCATTCGTTTTTACCCACAGAGAAGACCAAATCGACTCTTTTTTCGTAGAGGGTGCAAGTGACATCATTAATTGTAACGAGCAGGTGAACATTGGTCTTACGGAAATGAATCTTGGTATGAGATTCAATATGTTTGGACAGCCTTGGGTTAGAGGGATGCGGAGTGACCAACAATCTATGAGAACAGGTTCTAATGAAATTCTCGATATGGGTGATGAGGGTGAATATCACATCACCTCACCAAGTGGGAATGTTGCCGAAGCTATAAACAATATTAAATTTCAAATCGAACTCGTCGCATCTAATAATCATTTATGGATTCAATGGGCAGAATCAGGCGGTGAAGTACCATCAGGTATTTCATTGATGATTAAAGACCTTGAGCGTAAGGAAGATTATTTTGATGATATAGCACTATGGAGATTATATGAAAAAGATTTCTATGATGTTGAACGAGTTATTGCAGAATATAACGGATTTATGTTACCTGAAGATTTCGGAATTGATTTTGAAGAAGTGGAATACCCGACGACAGTTCAAGATCAAATCACGAAAGACCAATTCAGCTTAGAACAGAATTTAGTTACCCGTGCCAAGATCATGGTTAGAGATAATAAAGATTTAAGCGAAGAACAAGCACAAGGAATAATAGATGCCAATAGAAAAACAAACGAAAGCGAATCAAAACAGTCAATCTTTGCTCAATTCCGTCAGGAAGCTGGACAAAATCAATGATATTGAGGTAATTTTAGAAGGAAATATCAAAGAAATCATTGAGAACCCAGTCGCTTGGGGGGAAAGACAGGTCGAGAAGATTATTCTTCAATACCAAGATAAATATTTTGAAGCGAAAAAATTAGGGGAGGATTTCTGGAATGAAGTTAGAGATAAGAGTCGGGGTTGACTTCGGCAAACTTGCCAGTGATATGCCTAAGTTAATTAATAAATTTGTATCCGATAGTTTTGTCGGGACATCTGTAGAGTTATCCAAAGAATTTATAAAAAGTGGTAAGGTAAAACCAAAACTTAAACAGTCTACAATAGATAGGCGTAAAAGAGGTAAATATGGTGGGAGTACGCCACTCTATGAATCGGGGGCTTTACACGACAGTCTAAAGAAGACAAAAGATGGGATGGAGATGGTTGGTTATGCCCCTGCTCACCATAGTGGGCATGAAACTGGGCATTTCCCACCCAGACCATTTATAGTCATCCCGAAACTGGAAGATATACAAAAAACCTTCACAGATTCTATCAGGGAGTCTCTCTACAGAAAATCACCACTTGTATTAAAAACATAAGGGTAGTATATTATGGCAGACAAAGAGAGATTAGATGACAAAGATAGAGAAATACTTTTATGGATTGCTCTCGGATTATCTTACGATGTGCGAATCTTCACAGAACGACTTAGACAAGAAATTGAACGACTTACACGAAGTGGCGTTAGCGAACAATCAATTATTGGGGTTCTTGGTACGGATTTTAGGGAAAGAGGAAGAATCTTTGGGGAGTTCGGCAACTCCATTAAGCGAGGAGTTGTTGGAGGAATTAACCAAGCATTCCGCAGAAGCGGAGAAATGGGGCGAAAGTTGAGATGGGTTACTGTCTCAAAGAATGTATGCCCTGATTGTGAAAGCAGAGCTGGAGAACTTGACACATGGGAAGGCTGGGAATCAAGAGGGATGCCCGCTTCTGGATGGAGTGTCTGTAAAGAGTATTGCTACTGCCAGCTAATGCCAGAAGACATTGAGATTAATGATACAATAAAAATATGAAAAATTATAACATAAAACGATGGGTTTGTGATGATTGTGCATGGGATTGGAATACTCTTGCTGTTGGTAATACCAATGAAGAGTGTCCAGCTTGCAATTCATTCAATGTGAGAGAATCTATCGTTTCGGCAGAAGCTGACTTCCTCGAAGAAGTTGAAGAAGAGTTTGCCGAAGAATTAAAAACTGATTATTAAATAGTTTTTTTAAGCATCGCTCATTGTGAGGATGCCAACTTGCATAACAATAGGAGTTAATAATGAAAATAGCAAGAGTACCAATTCATTTCAATCGAGATGAATTTCTAACACCCTTTGACACAATGTTTGATAAGATTGTGCAAAGCCAATTCCCGAACTTCCAAAAAGAATTTGGAATTTCATTCAAACACGGTTCTTTCCCGAAGGTAGATGTGGTTGATTACGACGAATGCGTTGTAATCGTCGCTGAAATGCCCTCAATGAAGAAGGAACGACTCAACATCGACGTAGAAGACAGAGTCCTCACGATCAGTGGTGATAAGCACCAGTTAGAAGATGAAGATGCCCGTTATATTATGAGAGAACTAAAGCACTCCTCATTTAAGCGTTCATTTCAATTAGGTGATAACTTATCTACTGAAATCACTGCCAAATTTGAGGATGGTGTACTTAGAATCGAGATTCCGAAGAAAGAACATTTGGAATCAGACAAGAAGCAAATAGATATTAACTAAATGCCAATATCGATATATTAGATTCTACCTAAAGGTATTATATATTATATCTATATATATACGTTAGTATATATGGTTCGAAAAAATCAGACATGGTTTTCAGTGTCTCACCGAGGGTGGGGATAGGCAAAAAAGGGCTTACCCCACCCAATTAATTGGTATAGGGGGGTCAAAGGGGGTATACCGAAAAATCGGTACTGGTTTTTTACCTGTAAGTTTAGTAATATTGAGAGATATGGCAGAATTAGCTATTTTCGGCTTTTATTACCTTTTCTTGCCATTCTTTCGTTTGATTTGGGGTTTTCCGACCCCTTGGTAGGATTTCTACGCCTACATTCTTTGCTCTTGTACGCCATTTGGCAGATTCCCTACGTTTCTCCATAGTATTCTCCAATTTACGTAGCTCTGCTTTCTCTTGAGCCTTTGTTTTGGGTTTTATTTTTTTCTCGTAGACTGGTCTTTCTGGCATAACCGTAAATTCTGCTTCTTGGACACTCTCATAGTGTTTAGGAGATGCGTTATCGAGAAACTTCTCAAATGGGCTTTGTGTATTATTAACTTCGACCCTTTTTATAAGTTTGCCTGAATGTTCAAGAATAAGCCTACCCGCTTGAACATTACCTGCTTCAGCTTCTCGTATCATAGCATTTAAAATAGATGGCAGTTTAGACCCGAAAGAAATCATATACTTCTGATAGAACACCTCTACAAACTCAGGGTCTCTCATCCATAGATGTACAGTCGCTTTGCTAACTCCCGCCTCTTCCGCTACTTCATCCATCTTGGCATTAGGGTATGCTGTCATAAATTCCAAAGCACGAGCCTTTGAAGGCTTCCATTTATCTGGTAAATTAACGCTCATATAGGACTTCCCCTTTATATTTGCTATAATATATACGACTTTACGACTTTAATACAAGAAATATTATATTATATGTATCATCAACTACTTATTTTGCCTGAATCCAGAGAAGGCACAAATACTACTATAGCAGTAAACACTAAAACTACCCCTTCTTTTCTTCTTAGGACTTTCTTCTAAATCCTTTTATAATTGGACTTAGAGCAAACAATGCTATATTTCATTTTGAGAGGTGCATGGAAACCCCCACCTTAAAAAATGACCATCACCCCCACCCCCCAAAAACCTTAAAAAAACCTTAAATTAAGATTTAATTAAGAAATTAAGATTTTAATAAGATTGGGGGGTTGTTTGGATGTATCCCAAAGCCAAAAAAGAAAAAATTAATAAATAGTTTGGCACGGTTCTTGTATACCGAGGGGGAAAATGAGTTTTAAAATTATTTAGAGTTTTGATCTATGTAAATCAATATATTGTTAGACTTAGTATTTTACAAACCAATCGGTGCGAAGAAATCGGAGAAAATACGAAGAAAAATAAAAATAATTAAAATACCCGCTTTGTTCTGATATTGTTAAAGATAGGGAAACCAAGCCCACCATAAATAAAAAATAGTTTAGCCATACATATATAATAACCTTAACATTACCCATTGAATGAATGATAAATAATAACTATTGAATAAAAAAAAGGAGATTACAAATGAAAATAACTCATAACAATATAAACGATAATGGTGACCACCATATGGTGGACTTAGTCCTATCTAACGGTGACAAGGTGGAAATCTATGACAATATAGAGGGATACGGTCACGTTGAGGTGATACGACACGATTACAATATTAAGTCCGATGTGACGACCAAAACGTCAAGAGCCATCAAATTGGATGGTTTTCGAAATACCTTAACTAAAGACAGGGCGATTGAGATCAAGAGTGATAACCTCCCTAACGGTGACCGCAGAAGGACACAACTCGAATTAACCCATTTTTACCAAAAACATACAGATAAAAAAGGAGCGAAAAAATGAGTAAATCAATTAAACTATCGGGGAGGTTTTCAAGTCATGCGATTCCCTGTACATATTATACACTTTGGATTGACTGGAATAAGGACGGGAATTTTTCCCCTGAGTTTGGCGACTGGTTCAAGTACATTGTGGAACAGGAGCAAAAAGACTCATATGAAGGTGAAACGTTTAAAATAATTGAAACAATGGAGGAAGGATATAATAATGAGTAAAATAAAAATGCTATTAATCCCATTTAAAAACCTGTTTTTAGGAAAATATCATAATTCAGTTTTACTTACTTCTGAGGGAAAAAATATAGAAGGTACATTTAAAATATTTTTTCACAATCTTAAAAAATACAATTCAATTAAATAAAAAAGGAGCGTAATAATGAAATTATATGAACAAAAA